CGTACCACCACCTACAATTGTAAAACCAGGGGCACCTTGATAACCTAAACCTTCTTGTGATGAGAATACAACATCATTTAATAATTGTACTGTACCACTTGGTGGTGCAGCAATTGTTGTATCTGTACCAGGTGTATCCAATGACAAAATTTGATGGTCATCAAGATAAATTGAACCAGATCCAACATATAGGTGTCTAAATGGTTTTGTCGGTGAACCAAGATCTATTGAATTAGAAACAGCTGGGATAATAGAACTAACTAATGATCCAGTTAATGATATGCTTCCACTTAGTTCAACACCTGTTGTTGACACTTTAATTGGGACAGCAGTACCATAACCATCTGTTAATGGTTTTAGTGTTGATGTAACATAATCGCCAGAACCAGTACCGACATTTAAAACTGATTGATAAGAGCTACTTATGTATTGATTGCCTAAGTTTGACATATTAATGTATTATTTTTACTGATATTATTTTGTCACCATATTGTGCTTCTAAATTTTCTATTAGTTGCTTTGTGAGTTTTACATTCTCCAATATAGTAGGTTTGTTATCTGAGCCGTTAGCCCACATTATTTTGTATTTCATATTATAGAAATTTATATTTTATTATACTTTTTATTAACTTCGTCCCATAATTCCGCTAACTCAGACCATTTTGTTGCTGTAAAATCTATTTCAGGTAATACACATCTGTTATAATCAAATGGTTGAGTAAGTGTTATGTTCATTGTCCAGCCAGCTAAAACACTCTCAAATCTCTCCAAGAATGGTTCAACACTAGCACCCCACTCAGTCTCATACTCTGATAAATATAAAACTGTGTACACATCTTTGATAATTTCTAGGGTATCACTCAATACATCTCTTTGGTTTGAATAGTCATCCTCTAGCTTATCTGCTACAATTATGGTAAAATTTAATGTTAATTGATTTTCATCTAGAATTGTATCAGCTGGTAAAACATATAACCTAGTATATTCTGGTTCTTGTTTGGTCTGTACATCCATTGTTAGTTGTGTCAAATCGCCATATCCGAAGCTATTAACTTGTTCGTGAGTATTGGCAATATCCTCCAAGTCTTCTATAATTTGCTTATAGTTAACCACATTTACTGATGTTGGTAAAGATAATCCACTGAATGGTAATACACAGTTATTGTAATCAAATGGCTGGTTGATGGTTACATTTAATGTCCATCCACCTAGGATTGTTTCATATCTTTCTAGGAAAGGTGTTACATTTGGTCCCCATTCTGGTTCATAATACAACGTAAAATCCCCATACTGTGAGGTATATGATTGGTATAATATTGTGAATATATCTTTGGCTATCTCCAACGTATCGCTCATTACGTCACGTTGATTTGAATAGTCATCTTCAATTTTATCTAATATGATGATTGATAACTGATATGATAATACGTTCTGATTAAGGGTTACAGTACCAGGAACCACGTACATTTTTGTATATCTTGGCTCTTGTTTGGTTTCAATGTCCTGAGTAATTTGTGTAATATCACCTATCCCAAATGAATTAATTTGAGGGTGATAGAACGCAATTCCCTTTAAATCTTGTAATATCTGCTTATAATTAGTCATCTAATATTAAATATAAATTTATTTGATTTGTTATTTGAAAGTTTTCTTCTGTAACTCAGCTTGTAGCTGGTCGTGTTGAATGATATAAGTTAATTGATTAAACACCTCTATCATCTTTTTTTCAAGGACATATTGGTGCTTCGTAATATCGTTTGAAGTAATTCTGTTGAGGACCACATACCATCCGAAGACTTTTTGAAAATTAGATGCCATAGAAGTTTCCGGATCTTCCAGATAATTTTTATCTTGGTCCATATCGAAAGCTTCTTGATCGAAGATAGCTGGGTATAATCCAAATATCTGTTTGCGAACTTGATAAAAAAAAACTGAGCAGCAATTACATATTTGACATCTAAGTGCTTTTTGAATAGTTCAGCTCTTTCATTTAAACTATCAACGCTGTATTTTTCTATTTTAAAATCGTGTTCTGACTTTTCTTCTATAATTGGTCTGTACATTACTGCAGCCAATATGTGCATTAGATCCAATAATTCTTCTGGTTTCTTGGTGGATATTGTATCCATATCAATAAACTCAGCAAAGGTTAGTTCTTTCCACGTAGGAAAAAATCCATAATGAACACCATTTAATTCAAATCTATCTTTAAATGGAATGTCTTTAGCTATCGGTACCAATGACATAATATAATTAGCAATATAGCTAACTTCTTGATAATCAACCTGTAATAGATCTTCTATTGGAGCGTCTGTAACAATATTAATTAGCTTAGCTGCAAAGTAATCGTCACTGAACAGGTCTTTTACTTTATAGATCTTAGCATAATTTTCTATGTTAATAAATTCAGGAATTATATATTCCTTGTCATCAATTTTAAATTTAAGCATATTAAACGTAAGCCATCGCGTATCTACCTGTGGCTTTCAGGTTCTTTATTTCATAATACATTCGCATCATTAGAGCATCAGATAAGTCTGGTGACTTACCTAGTATCTTTTTCATCTCTTCTTTTGAAGCTACTTGTACCTTATTATCTCTATCAACATCCTTTAATTTAACTGCCAATAATTCTTGAGTCAAGTCATCAATTAAAGATGTATCTAATAAATTGATTGATATTTTACCTTCCTTGAATAATTCAGATAGTTTTACATAACATTGGCTTTTTAGATTAACAAAGTTTTGGTTATGTAATGGTTTTGAGTTATTCACAAAATCTGTCCCTCTTAAAATATCGCTGACCGGACCTCCTACACCATCAGCATCTATAATAACATTTTTTGGATGCACTCCGTGTTTCGCAATTAGAGCGTTAATTTCGGACGATAATTCAACAGCTGATAGTTTGGTATAGACGAAGCATTCTAACGCAACCAGACCCACCCAAACGATCGCTACGGACCTATCTGATCCAAACCTAGCTACGTCAACTGAAATATATTTTTTATCATCACTATTTGGACCAATTCTAAATACTGATCTTGATATGTCATCAAAATCAAATAAGCTATCAGCATCCATCTCATAATTCCAGTCACCTTCTAATAGACGCTTACGTTGACCAGGTGGTAACGATTTAAGCATTTCTATGTAGGTTGCTGGTAAGTGTGGATTATCTAGTGGTAATGCTGGGACAAAAGCTTTATTCACATCCAAAGATTCTTCTATGTATGGTAGATAGAAGTATTTCTTTAACCATACTTGTCCAGGGTTACACGTCAATAATATCTTTGGTATTAATTTAAATTCATTTAATTTGAAACGTATACGTGATTTAAGAATGTTGAATGCTAGTTGTGGTATTTGAGCTGCTTCATCAACAAATACGGCGGTTAATTCTAAACCACCCAGGCTGTCGTAATTTGGATCACTTGGTTGGTAAGCCAAATCTTTTAAAACTATTTCAGATTTATTATAAAAGGTTATTACATTGGATTGGCCATTGTAAGTATAATGCTCACCGGCTTTTAATCCCATCGCTTGTAACGTCTCAAATAATGTATTGAGAGTGGTTAGTTTTAATTGTTGTAGAACTGTACGTCCGATTAAACATCTAATACCAGAATGCTTAATGCACAATGTAACAATCCAAAGACAACCCAGCCAACTCTTTCCAGCACCAGCCGAGCCACCATAAAGTATCTCATTCGTCTTGTCATCGAATAAAAGCCTCCAAGCTTTTGATTGTTTTTTAGTTAAATTTATATCTATCATAGTCAAAAACGAAACGTTGCACAGTCAATGGGTAAAAAAATTATTCGGTTACATTGATGTTTATTGCGATTGGTTGGCCACCACTGGTAATATCAATCTTCTTGGTTTCCAATTGATGGATCTTTGCAATGTCAGCTAGAGTTTCGCGCTCAACTCGTTTATTATTATCTTCGCGAGCCCTCTTAAGCAAATCATATAATTGATTTAAATGATTTTCCAATATCTCTTCGCTATTCTGTTGGAACCTTTCCTTCAGTCTTGTTCTAGCCTCTTTCCATAGGTTTTCGGCTTGTCTGGGTGTTATATTAAACTCTCTTGAAGCTTTTGTTCTAAACTCGTTCCAAGACAAATGCTCATATAGCATCATCTCAAAGACTCTGTTCATTCTTTGTTCTGCTTCTAATTCGTTAACTTGATTTTCCTTTGGCATACTAATAAATATAAAATTAACCTTTTACGCCTCTCAACTGATTGTATTTGTGACGCATTATTCTTTCAACTCTCTGTCCACACGATCCGCAACCTACTGGTAATTCCTCGTTAAAGAAGGATCTATATACCCAAGCAATAAACTTCTGGTCCTTTTCGTTTGGTTTACCTACCATTAAATCTAATGCTAGTTTAAGATCTTCTTCTGTTGGCTCTATTACAATTTGTATTGGTTCTGGTAATATTTCAACAGGTTGTTCTTCT